TCATTTGTATTCCCTTACCGTCTCCCACCCGGTGATGGAGTCAGTTGTATCAAGCTCCGATATCGGCAGGCGCTTAATTACGGCTATGCCCTGATTGGCGATGCACTCATATATATAGCGGTACTTTTTGGTGTCTACGGTCATTTCCTTCTTTACGCGGTTTTCAAAATTCTTTGTCATTGTCTTGCCCTCCTCTTTTTTATGGTTTTATTATACCACTCATTGGGTGGTAACACAACAGCAAAACGCCATAAACTAAAAAAATTAGGCAAATAAAAAGCCCCCGCCGGAGCGGGGGCGATTGAAAGGGATTCCCGGACGTGGGATGATATTATGCTGTTTTGTCGGTAGGTTCGGTATCTTCTATTGCATTGCCTTTGTTGTGGAGCTTCTGGAGGGCGCCTCTGAGCGCCTCGGGCAGCGGCAGACCAAGCGTGCCGGCGTTCTCCAGTATGGACAGGCCCTCATTGGCTATGTAAAACATGCACACTGCGCTGCGCACCGCCCCATTGGTGGCGGGCACAAGTCTGTCAATAAGGGCTGCCAGTGCCACCAGTATTAGTATAAAGATTTTCTTCAGCAATCCCTTGAATCCTACTGCGCTGCTGAGGGTCCCGGTCACTGCTGCGTCGGCTACGCCGGTGACGTAGTCCAACACCATCACCGCCACCAGTACCATTATCAGGGGATCCCAGGCGCCGAAGAGCCACGCAAGTGCGCCGCCTACAGCGGCGGCAATAGTTTTGATCCATTCAGATATGTTCATTTTGTTTTTCCTCCTTATCTTTTGGCTGTGCCTACGTATATTTTGCCGTCAACGGACACGGATACCTGCAGCACGTCCGGCAGCTCTGTCGGCGCCATGCTGTGTGCCTGGCAAAACGCCCGTATGGCCGCAACGGTGTTTTTACCGGCTATGCCGTCAGGGTCGCCGGCGTTGTAGCCCAGGGCGTTAAGGGCGGTTTGCAATGCCTTGATATCTTCGCCACGCATCATAGGGCTGGTCAGTTCGATTTTCTTTGCCATTTTTTCCTCCGTTTCTTCTGGATCATCCGCTTGCAGCAGAGGCAGGCGCCCCCAGTGTGTCCAGTCGCATTGAGATAGCAGGCGTTTGCATACTCCGTCGTCCCGGCCTTTGGCCTCTATGGTGTAGCCATCGCCGACGTATACGCCGACATGTACCATGGCCTTCTGGCCGTTCTTCGTGCCCTCGATAAACAGCAAATCGCCGGGACGCATCTCTGCCATGCCAAAATAGCCCCGGTTATCCCGGCACATGCCGTATAGGCCGTGGGCCGAGGTGTCGCCCTTGATCCAATGCATAGTGTCGCTGATATAATGGACGATCAGACCGGAGCAATCAAAAGCATATAGGGGGCGTTTGGCGGCGCCCCGGAAGAACTTAACGGCCCTGTCGCAATTGCGGGTGCTGGTCTCCCTGCGTCTGATCCATGTCTCGGGGGCGTCCATGGTGTCCACGCGCTGCCCCTGCGCTCCCCATACATACATATCGCCTACGTGGGATTCCAGGTAGGCGATAAAACCGTCTATTCTGTTCATTTGCGTTTACCTGCCACAAAGAGGCCAAAGCCTATCAGGGAGAGGGGGATGGCATAGGCTATAATAGATATATCGCCGGTCTTGGGAATATGGATATTGCCGGCCACATTCTGCCCGTTGTTCCCTGCATTCACGTCGTTGAAGTGATAGGTAAATATCCGCGAGCGGTCGCCGGCCTTTGCGGCGTTGAGAAGTTCCTCGGCGGTTTCGGCGTTTTCCGCGGCCTTATCCGCTATCTGTATCTGGAAGCAGGCAGGGAAGGATACTATCATGCCCTCCACTATGTATTCGCCGGTAGCGAGTGGAATGTTAGGGGCGTCCTTATATTCTATGCCCTGCTTTGCGACGTGCAGCTCCAGATCCTTGGTGCTGGCCCACTTGGGAACGGTAATCTTCACCCTGAGAGCGAAATTCATGTCGGCGGCATAGCCAACCTTGGTTATCTTCTCATAGGTCTTGATGTCGGCGGCGGATATTTCCACCTTGATCTCGTCGTCCTCGACGATGGTGACGGTTGCGGCGTAGGCTGCGGTGCAGAAGCACAGCAGCAGGAGCGCCAGAAGGATTGCGATTTTCTTTTTCATAGTTCGTCCTTTCTTTGGTTTTTTGTATTAAAAAAAGAGCTTTGCGCTCTCTTTTTGCGGTCATTCCGCGTATTCGCTCCATTTGGAGCTGCCTGTCTTGGGCCTATACACCGCGGATTTGATATGCTGGGAAATACACCTCCAAGATTTGCCTTCATGGGTGACTATGGTATCCTCTGTTATCACAGTGCCGTCCTCGATGTCGTTCCACGCGGGATAGCTGAATTGCGGCATCTCCCAGTAAACGCCTAAATTGGCCGTGTCTGCGGGGTCTTTGCCACGGCTGTATCGCAGTGCCACATACCCGCCCTCCACGGTATCACCGACGGTATAGCGGGCTTCGACGTTCCACGGTGCGCCTTGGGAGGGCGGGCTTATGAGGCTTTGCCTGGCAGCCGCAATGAGGCCGTCCAATTCGCTGTGTGCCTCCGCAATGAGCGCCGCCCCGGAGAATTCCTCTACCGTTACAGCCTCCAGCCCGGGCAAGCCGCCCCGCCCATTCAAGGCGTATATGTTGCCTCCGTTTACGACAATGCCCTGAGCTTCATGCTCAGGGCAGGTGATGTACACTCCGTTTTCTTGCAGCCGTACATAAACGGCACCGTCCTCGGTGCTGAGGATAGCGCCTCCCTTTTTTATGCGGTACATTTCATTCCTCCCTTTGTATGAATAGTTCTGAATACAGCGCATCCATGCTTTTAAGCGTCCTGTATGCGTCAAAGCGTTTTGCGTAGCCGCGCCACGACTGATACGATGTTGCTACGTCCTCCATCGCCATCTTGCCCCTGTCTACCCATTCCCGGAATTTTTTAAGTTTGTGGCGCATCCTTGCGACGGAGCCGGGATCTATTTTTCGCACCACTTTCCCGCTGTCCGTCAGGAAAAAACGGGTCTTAAGGAAAGTGAAGCCCCGGCTGAGCTTCACTATGCGCGTTTTTGTCGGGTGCAGCGCTATGCCGAGGGCGGCGCACCGCTCATGTATGTCCTCCATGCAGCGGCGCAGATACTCTTTGCTCTCATGGAGAAGGTATCCATCATCCATATAGCGGGCATAATGCCTTATGTGCAATTTCTCTTTTATGTGGTGGTCTAAGGAATTGGGCAGCGCCAGCGCGCTTATCTGGGAAACCTGGCTGCCAAGGCCCAGCCCCTCCGGCCCGAATCGGTCAACGAAATATTCCGCCTGTGCTATCAGCCGCTCATCGCGTATGCACCGGCGGTATTCGTCAAATATGGGCTTATGCCGCGCCGTGTCAAAATACTTTGAAAAATCAAACAGCAGGGCATATCCTTCCGTGCCGTGCCTTCGGTAATGCTCGTGCAGGTGTCGCTCCAGCCTGTCCAGGGCGAAGTCTATGCCCTTGCCCTTCAGGCTCGCCCCGTTGTCATGTATGAAGGAGGAACTGAGCAGCGGCGTAAGGCAGTTGTCGCAAAGGCATCGCTGCACTACCCTTTCGGATATATGCACGCTTTTTATATGCCTGGGCTTGCCGCGCTCCATCAGGTCGAACTCCGTAAAGCCGCGGCTTTTATATCTTCCGCTCAACAGCTCCACGCGGGTCTTGTACACGTTGGCCAGCGCGTTTGCCTTGTACGTCTGTACGCTGGATTTCCACAGCACACCCTTGCGGGTCTGCTTATACGCATCATACATGTTGTCATAGCTGAACACGGCTTCAAAGCAGCCGCAGTTTTCGTTGCGCTCCTGTTTTTTTGCTTCACGCTCCGCCTTCCTGCGTTGGTATCGTGCCTCCCGGCGTTCCTCGCTGGTCATTTATCCTCCAAGGTGAAAACCCCCGTACAGTCTGGTATGGAGTGCGTTCTCGACTGCAAAGGACAGGCCCATGAAAGCGGCTATCGCACATTCGCCGCCCATGCAAGCAGCGTCCGGGCCGCCGCATCGGGGGTTATATTTACCCGCAATATATGCGGGACGGTCCTGTTCCCCTTCTGTATTGCACTGATTTCGCCCAGCGGTTACTTTGTCTGGCCACACAGAATCAGGGGGGCACCCCATACGCATTGTTTGCATTATTGTTAGTAACGGAGCCCGCCGCCGCCACCGCCACGAAGTTATTATTGTTATTCGTATTAGGGGAGGCAAGCCACCACACCGCAGCAGCACCGCGAGGACGGGGAGCACGATTTACGGAACAGAACCAAACTTTATTTTTACTTCAAGTCGGCGTATCGCTTTTTATCCGCCTGCCGCACACCGGAGAGCAGCGACGCCTCGTTGACGGCCATCTCCACCCAGGCTTCAATCACGTTGGCCTCTATGGAAAACAGACTCCGCGCTATGTCTATCTTGGATAGCAGGTTTTGCACGTCGTTGTTCGCCTCTATGAGATGATCCCGGCGCATCTGAGCCTCGTGCGCGTTTGTCGGGTATATGCTGTTGGCTGCCTTGGCGTGCTCATGGCAACTGGAGGCGAGCCGCGCCATCTCCGTGGTTATGAAAAACGTATACCTTTTGGGGAATTTTAAACACTGCCGTATCGTGTATACCTCAAGGTTGTATGCGTTCTCAAGAAATTGCATACCACTTTCACCGCGACGGCTTTTTAATACGGACAT